TTTGTTTAACTATATGCAAGCCGTATACCCCGAAGATTATCAGAATTTTACTGAGTCCGACTTTGCAGTCATGTTCGCTGAGTTGGTTTCTTACATGGGAGCCGTAATGTCTTTTAAAGCAGACGCTTTAGCTAATGAAAATTTCTTGCCTACCGCACGGAACAGAAAAAATATTAAAAAACTTTTAGAGTTGATAGGCATAAGAATGAAAGGTCCTACTTCGGCTGGAGGAAGTGCATCATTTACTTTGGATGCTCCAGCAGGGGAAAATCCCGTGATTTCCGCCTCTGATCGTGTAGTTACAATTTCTTCTCCTCAAGATGGGGGCCAAGTAACATATACGTTATACACCACTACAGGCGGAAAAATTTCCTCCTTAACGTCAAATACTACGCAATTAGAATTATCACTTACTGATTCTGTTGATGGAGCTAATACAGTTTGGAACAATTTAGCATTAGTTGAGGGTGCCCTAGTAGAGGAAACTGGTTCTTTTGATACAACGGAAGTATTCAAAACAATTTCATTAGGTCAGGGACCTGTGATTGAAAACAGTGTTCAGGTATTCATCTCTAGCGACAATGCCTTGTCAGGGAGTTATACTCAAGTCGATAATATTTTTTCCGCTTCTAGTACGACTGATCGCGTTTTCGAGGTCTTGTATGACGAGTTATACAACGGAACCGTTAGATTTGGAGATGGCAACTCAGGGGCTACTCCTCCTAACTCATCCACCTATCGAGTTCTTTATCGAGTTGGGGGCGGAAGTAGGGGTAACTTTTTGGGGACATTGAACTCGCCTATAACCACTACAAATGTGGGCGCTGGGACTTTAACAAATACAGGTGTTGTTACGGGCGGAATTGACGCCGAAACAGTTGAGTCCGCTAAGTTAAATGGGCCTTTAGTTTTTAAACAGCAAGACAGACTAGTAACTTTAGGCGATTACAGGTCCTTTGTTTCTAGGTATAGTAGCCCTAATGGAGGAACGGGTATTGGCACAGCAGTCACAAGAAAAGCATACTCATCCGCGAACGTGATTGACGTTTTTGTTCTACAAAAAGCAACACCCACTCAGTTGCAGAAGGCTACTGTTGATTATAAATCTAATTTATTAGACGCAATGCAAGACAAAAAAATGCTAACGGATGATGTTGTTATTGTGGATGGTCTAATTAGAACTTTAGATTTGATAACCACAGTATTCGTTGACTCTGCTTTAGCAGATTCGGAAGACTCTATAAAGAGACAGGTAGCCGATGTTGTAACAAATTATTTCTCATACTCTAGATTCGGATTTGGCGAGGCGTTCGTTCCCCAAGATCTAAATAGAAAAATATTTGATTTAAACGATGTAAGATATTCAACCATAGATAATGTTGATAGGTCCATAAAAGTGGACTTTAATGAAGTAATACAATTGAACAATGTAACCGTAAACGTAACCTACGTCTAATGGCAAGAAAATATTCAAAACTTAATTTTATTGATGCAGTAAAAATCATCACTCCAGATGTATACCTAGAGGATGATAGAAGCGTTAGTGGACTACAGGTTAAATTAACTGATCAAGTTATTAATAGCCACTTAATATCCATCAATAATATAGCAAATACTTTGAATGTTAGTGCTCTAGGCGGATTCCCATCTTACAGTGCGATTAATAATCCTAGCGGCTTCGGCCAATATCTCGTCAAACAAAATCAGTTAACGGAGATAACTGCTAGTGATTTTGAAAAAAATATCTTACGTCCATTAAATGTAAAGTTTTCAGACTATTCTACCTCAGGAGACTTCTTGGACTTTCTTAGCGGGACACTTCTACCAAAAATAAGTTTGAACTCTAATAATTTACTGGTAGACACCTCAGCAAAGTATTCCAGCACTCCCAGCGGTACTCACGCATATTTAATTGATAATTTAAGTTGGTTATACTTTTTAAATACTAACGCCACTGTCATGGATCCATCAACTATTGTAGCTAGTTCCATGATGGAGAAATTTTATTTTGGTAAGCCCTATAGAATAAATGACGGCATCAAAGATTATCAACAATATATTTGGGAAAATTACTCTAACTTTAGTTCCATTGATGCTGGATTTTTGCCCACGAAGTTTCTTTCAGGCGTGGGGACCTACACTAGCGGAAACCAAAATTTAGAAAAATTAAAAACATTAATTGATGTTATTTACTCGCCACTTTACATTGACAGTGATGATACAACAGTAAAAAGCGCACTGGAATCATTTCTAGAGTCTAATACTCAATTAGCCACTACAGAAGTGGCAGGCCCTTTTCATAAGTTTTTAAGAGCTTTATCCTATTCCTTACGAGATCTAGACAACGAAATAGAATCACTGGAGACTTTAACTTCAGTTCAAGATTGCCCCGTGGAGTATTTACCTTACTTAGCCAGCTTACTGGGGTGGACATTATATGGTAATAATGAGACTTCTTGGAGAAATCAAGTAAAAGATGCCGTCACGCTTTACAAAAAGAAAGGAACCAAAGAGGGCTTAGTACAGGCAATGAACACTGTAATTGTTCAGAACCCAATACAAACTAGTTCTGTGGTAAAAGAGTTACACGAGTCTTATTTGCCGAACTTAATATACTACCTTCTTTTAACTGAAAGTGATAAATTTGATGGAGAGGATTTCACAATCCAAGATGCTCTTGATTTAGGTATTGAGTCTGGAGCAAGCATATCAAATAAAGATCAGACAATTAGAGCAGCAGTAGATTCAATAATATTAAGAGCAGTTAGAGCTTATCCCCATTTATTTTATGTCAGAAATGAACCCTTCAGAGTATCGTTACTTGAAGACGGAACTGCCTGGTTTGGCCCAACAACTATGGCGGGAGGCGAGTATTTTACGGGATTAATTTATGACGATTCCTCTCGCCGCATCGTGGTGTTAGGTGATCCTGCATTTAACTTTGAATTTAGGGGGAGAAGTTTTCCCATCCCTCCTTGGGAAGAGGAGAAGTTTTACAGGAATTGTCTAATTACAGAGGACCTGCTTCGTTTTTATGTTAATGAGTTAAAGAGATTCTGTGTTGATTCTAGCATACTAACACAATTTTATGATTATGTTTATGGGTATACATTATCAGGAACAGATCGCACTGACTTGTATCTAGGTAATGGCTATGTGATGTTTACATCAGGATTAGAAAATCCACCAAACTATAAAAGTATCTTAGACAATTTTGATTATGATGATTACACCGCATTATCTTTATGGAATGGTAAATCATCAACTTTTGATTTTACAGTCTGTGCTGGAAACTTTGACAGCATACTTTTCCAAGACTCCTCGGGATTGTACACAAAAAGTGAGATTTTAGATAGTTTGCAAGTAGTGGATGATTTTTCTCCCGCAAAAGCAGTGCCAAGAACAAGAGTAGTTTTATCCCAAACGGAGTTTACTAGCGGTCTTGATTTTATATGCCCATCCATCAGGTATAATATGCCAGATGTCGCAGCGTCCTCAGCAGCCATAGCTGGATACGAGGTTTCTGGTATATGGATTCGCGGCACTGGGTTCGGATTTGGCGGTGACACCTACCCAGGTTTTGATGACTCAAGAAGCACTGTTGGGCACCAATCTTTACCTACATTTACTAGGGAACAAGCCAGTTACTCAAGAGATGTTTCTCGTTCGGTGCTAACAACGAGTTCAACTGTTCCAGCATCTAGTGGAATACCAAGGGTTGCTCTAAGAAGAAGAAATTTTCACAATACCTTAACACAAAAGGGGTGGCATCGTAGAGATGGCTTTAGTATGCCAACATTGTATAATAACACTAGTGGTATAGTAAACACTTGGTTAACTCATGATTACTTACCTTTAGGTTTTATACCTTCTTCGTTCTCTTTTGCGGAAGGCACACCTGAGAACCTGTCGGGTGTTTACTCTAAAGACTGCGCGGGATCAGCGTCTAATCACAGCTATTTTGGTCTGGACGTAAGTAATGCTTTTTACAGTCGAGACTATGACCAACTAGCATTTTCTTCATGCGATCAATTCGTAAGAAGGGACATTCTGCCTGAAGAGGTGTATACTTTATTTAAATTTGGGGAGTACAAGAAGAATGCGATTGCTCAGGATATTGTAGACTATAACTTTGAATTATTATCTTCTTCCGCAACTGCTGTAAATTTGGTTAGATCATACGCCAACAGTATTGATGATGACAGCTTTGAAAAATATCTTTCCCCTGACATAGACAAACGATTATTTTCCCCTGGTTTATCTAAAGGGATTCACCAAGTGTACCAAAACTATAACAAGTATTTCTTGTCGGGCTTAACAACTAGTTCATTGCCTGAGAAGCTTTTGTTAACTTACGATTCTGGTGGCCCGAACATATTATCGCATACCTATGGTCCAATATATTTTAACTCTAACTTTTCGGTAGATGGCTCTGCAATTCGTGATGATTTGTATTTACAAAATAAACGATTTGCAAGTGAAGTTATAAACAGAAGCCTAAGTGATCCTATCGAGCTTAATCTAAATGCTTTCTCAAGTTCTAGCTTGATGGATCTAGGTTCGAACACGGTTGGCGGATTGTTAGTCTCCTCAATCGAATCTTCAGCGTCACCATATTATGGAGGCCCAGAGTACATCACGGAAAACTTCTTAAGTGGTGTCGCGTTTATTGACACCTCAGCCGACACCAACGCTGGAGTTAGCTCAAATAATAAATTTATTATTTATGATTTATCAGAAGATAATAGAGTTTGGGATCCCCGATACAATAACCATTTAATTAATAACCGTGTAATTTATTTACAAAACACGGGTCAAGGGTTCCCCCGAGTTCAATTTGATTTGAGTGGTTATTCTCATAGAGAAAGAAATATTTTAATTCCCGAGCATGATTTTGAAGTCACTGTTAAGTTCTTATCAGGTAGATTAAATAGCGTTAGCACTGGTGGCGGTAGGATCGGGATAATTCTTCGGACGAAGCGAGAGTACATGAGCGATGGAACGCCTGTTGTTTTCTTTTGGTCACCTGAAGGGAAGTGGCAGAAAGTAAATGCTGCGGATATTTCTGATAAGAGGCGAGGCAGAGAAAAAGTTCTTGAGTACGCACATATTTATTCAGGTGGTGAGATTAAAGATTTAGTGCAAGATAATGAATGTAATGAGTCTTTTGATAATAATACGTTGCTAAAATACTTCAGCGATTCTGATGTTCAAAGCGCCACGTTTAACTTTCACACTAAAAATAATCTAACCGAGGTTCCTTTTGAGTATGGGACTTATTATCAAGAAGAAAACAGTAGTGTTTACAATGGTCAAGCAGTGCAACTTCATCGAGCTTACATGGACAATACTAATACAAATCAAAATTATGTTTTAGAAGTTTTCCAAATACCTCAGAATAATCCAGAAGAGGAGTTCGTAATTATTGATAATATTTCTGTTGTGGACCAGACTCTGAATGAAGCTGCCTCAATTCCGTATGAGGCTAGAATACCAAGCTTACTGAACCAAAAAGATGTGGTTACATCGCCTAAATTATTAATGGATGACGGGCAGGCGATTCCTCAACCCTTCAGAGAAACTGAGGTAGCAGGAACTGGTGAGGATGTCTTTAGGACAATGCAGGGTGACCTGACAGTCTTAGGAAGCAAGCACCCTATGAGGTATGACAGTGAATTATGGACTGTCCATGGGCAACCTAATCTAGATTCTTATACAAGTCCCCCTGGCTTTTACGGACCTACTGATGAAAGCTATGGAATAGGTATGAGTGACTCTGCAAGAATTAGAAGTGAGTTCTTTAGGGGCTATCCCGCTAAGATAAATATTGATCCTGTACAGGGCTTCCAGTTTGATTTTGCGAACACTCTTTTCCACACTGATGGAGCCCCATGGGGTAAATTACCTTTTGTTGGTATAGCTAACTCTACTTGGTCTGGGTATAAACATGGACCAGACTTAGCCTTGTTTGATCGTGGAGGCTTGTTGGCTGGATTTGGAAATGATGTAACTAAAAAGACCAACTTTTGGAGACGCTACTGGCAAGAAAGGAACGGATTTTTGTCCTTTAATCAGTGGTCTGATTACATTAATGTTGGAGAGAGGCAACAACTGCCCTACTACAGTATCAATGGAGTGGGGCCTCCAGGAGCAGATCTTTATTATTGGAAAGACTCTAATGAACATTTCTACCAAGATCAAGGCGCACCGCTACTAGCGTTGTCCCGCCCAGGACACTCTTATGACGAGCAGCACAAGTTCTCTACCTACAGTCAAGCTGCCTTTTTGGCCCTATTTAGTGACAAACACACAAATCCCCTAGGGTACACAGCGTATGAGGATCGCTTTTTCTACAGTGAGATGGAAAATACTATAGGAGGGCCTCCTCCCTCAACGGAGATAATATCAGTTGGAGCGCCATGTCAGGTAGACTTCACAACAAGAAGAGTAAAAGCTAATGTGATAGAGAGTGGAGATACAGGACACGAGTTAGGTCAATATTCAAATCCAGCTAATTGGGAGTATGTTCCAGAGGGGGAAGATCCCTTAGTAGCTACTATGATGGACCCCCTCGGTCAAGTTCCATCTAGCTTAGCGATTTATCAGCTAATTAATACTAAGTTAAATACTCCTGATGCGGGTGGCATTGCCGAGCAGAACTTACAGACCTTCGACTACACCGCTGGAAATACAACTAATACTTTAGACAAGTTCATTGAGGACGGGGCGATAACTTTCCCCCCAATGTCAGTTTACAGAGACATATCAAGAGAACATTTAGTTCATGGTAGGCAGTACAGCTTTTCTGTATATGTGCGTGGCGATGCGACCACGGGAACTGGTGACGAAAATCAGTGGGCAACATCAGCCATCCTGACTATATCTCCCATAGGATCTCAAACAAGCTACACAAGAATTACTTGTACAATTCCTAAATTTGGTTCTAGTGATGTCATGAGATTAACTAGGCAGAAGGCGGGGCACACTTTAACGGGGTCAACCGCGTCTTTGGTAGAAACCATATCGGTTCCAGTCAACCCTAACCAAGAGGGCTCTGCCGAGGTCAATTGGTATCGCATGAGAGTTACAATACCATACAATGCGTTTGAGACAGATAGGGGTGGAAAGCCTAACTTGGGATTGCGCTGCACATTACAGGCATACAATAATTCTTTTGAAAATCAACTGCCTGAGAGTTTACCAGAAGGTGTGGATGACTATAATGGCGCTTCGAGGGCTGCATGGCAGCACATCCCATGCAAACTACTGACTTGGGGTTATGCGCTACATGAAGGTGGAAGCCCTGGAACATTTAGAAGAATTACAGCTAATGTCACTAAATTAGGACCCTTCTCTTTTGGGGCTCACGGACTTGATACTGAAAACCCAGAGTTTGTTACCAATGTCATTGACTATAGCCTAGCCCCAGGCACAGTTCCTGGCGTAATTACTTATGATTCTGATGTTGAAGATGTTTCGGAGGTAACTGAATATAGGTATACAGCAAAAAAAGTTTTCTATGATGACGATAAGCAGTTACATGTGTATGACTCAGATTCTTCTGCATTAAAGAAGTTAACACTAGTTCAAGATGTTGCTGATAACGATTTATATAACTCCAAATTATATAGAACAGTTAATCTTAGTGACAATAGCGGCGTAAGCTATTCAGGCCCCATAGAGTATTCACTATCGAGAAACTTATTAAGGCCCGAAAGGTATGCAAATGAAGCAGAAGAACTTCGTGCGTTGTCTGTATCAGGGGCCTCTGAAGGGACAAATATCGGATTGGTGGTGAAGGGCTCGGTGCCTATTCCCCCTGAAGACATGTTACCACTATTTAGACACTTTAATAGGTTAGGTAAGACCACGGGATTGGGGAGAGTTGGGGTTGGGTTACCTCCAATGACTCAAGGTGGCTTTAATACTAGAGACGGTAACTACGCATCTGGAGTTCATAATGTAAGTGGGGGAAGCAGGTTATCGTATAGGGTTAGCCCAGACTTCGGATCCTCAGACAATAAAAGAAATACAATAATAGTTAAGGACTTTGAGAACTATCAATTTATAGACACTAGTGCAACCTAATGATTGGAACAGTAGAAATATATAGCAATTTTGGAACGCCTCATCAGAAGCTAGAAGCCTCTGAATCCAATCTCATTGTTAATGGGGCAGGAGAATCAATTTGCACGTTGTTTACAACACCATCAGGAGCAGCATCAGCAGTCGAGTCCTTATTAGATTCATCTAATTTTACTATACAAGCTATGTCTTTAGGTAAGTCCTCAGACGCCTACAGAAGTAATGCACACTTCTTTCCATTTGAGCCTTCTTCCTACGCTAAATCAGGTCGAGAATATCACACATATGTTTCTGCCGTAACTAGCGATAACAGGGTTCGGGTTGCAGCTTTATCGGGCGGAAACATTGAGTTTACAACTAGCTCTTACGATCCAAAAGCCGACCCAGGGATTTGGCCTAATCCAAATGACACGCAGTTAGAACCTAATACGGAAACCGCGATAGATGCTGTCTCTGGACAGTTCCATTATATGGGATCTAATATTATGCAAGGAAGAGCCCATTCATACGGACATAATTTAAATAGAATATTATCTAATACAAATCCCAATTTGCTTTCTTACACCGAGAACCCAGATGATGATCCTACCTTTGGCACTGACAATAGATTCTGGTTTAGAAGCAACTTAGCCAATTTAATAGTTTCTGCTGAACATACAGGTCCTTTCTACGGGACCTCTGCGTTTACTGCGCCTGGAACCACAGGCAACACAAACCAGCTATTTCATAAACTAGGGTGGAATCATTACGCGGTCTCTGGTAGCGCATATCTTCATAGAAATGTTGACCATACATTTAGCTTGTACGCTAAGCTTCCTGAAGAAAATCCTACGTCTGCCATAAATTTAAGATTTTATAACTATGATAGAAATACCTACCACAATTGTGGATTTTCTTACTTGGATTTAGATACAAGCGCATATAGAGAGCCGTATTTTGTTAGCTCTACTAGCGGGGTTACTGGCAAAGTAACGCCCTCTGTCAGCGCAGACGGGTCAAGTGGTTGGTATCGGTTTGAGGCGACAATGAATGGCCTTGGCGATGCGGCTACCGCACATAATGGAGATTCTTTTTATGTAATTTCAAGAACTTATGATCATTGTCCTGGGCCTAACACTCTAGGTGGAGTTCGAGGTCGAATTGATTATTATGGATGGCAAGTGGAAGAAAGCCACGAGCCAACAAAATATCAAAAAGTCACCGACTTGCGGCCACCTGCTGATGAGGGTGGTATAGGGAAAGATATTTTCTTGGGGTGCTATCCTCACACTAGCGGCACTGATTTCGCTATTGTAGATGCGGTAAAAAACATAGAGCTTACTTCCCCAGGAGGAGTTATAGTGCCTAATGTTAGTGGCACTTATCCTCTTGTTACCACTGACAATTTCTTTAACTCTTCTTCTATTAGGTCTATGGATCAGAATGGATTCATTAGAGTCTATATGCCTTCTAGTACAGGAGCAGATGATCCTAATGCTTCAGTCCACCAAGTACAACGCAACGATGCTAGAGACTATCCACATGTTTCATTAGCTGATTTAGCTGGAATAAATAAGCCTGTTTCAGGTGTCATTGTTTCAGCAAACACTAATTTTTCTTCAACGGGCGAGGTGGCATATATATGCACTATCTCCTCAGGAGATTTAGGGACTGCAAATCTTTATGGTGGAATTTTTAAACTAGGTCTGTGGACAATTGATATCCCAAATACAATGCAGGGTAATCATCCACAAGGTAAGATTTTAAATCCAATTCAGCCACCTTTCCATTTTAAAGCAGGCTTTAATAGGATAGTATATAAGTTGTTTGCTGAAAAGAATTTTACTAGAAATATAGCTAAAATTAGAGATCTTGGGTCTGGGGACACGGGATTCGCTGGATGCGAGCAATATTCAGATTTAACAATTGTCTGGAGAGTGCAACTAATATGAAAGGATCTGTAAAAATAAAAAAGGTTTTCTCAGGAGGAAGAGAAGAGTTAGTTTGTGAGGACCACAATATATTAACTGATGGTCTAGGTGTTGGTGTAGTTAATTTATTTTCAGATAGAGGATCAAGTAAAGTAGAGGACCATATTGTCGGATATTTTCAAGTCGGCACAGGAAGGCTTGACCCTGACGGTCAAGATGTTTCAAAAGCTAAGTATATCAGCACACTATCAAATCCCCTAAACGAAGAGAATCTATACGGCGATGGTTCAGAAACTAAAGTTGATACGCATAAGATTATGTATTATCATAAAACAAACTTCGCTCCAAATTACAGCGTCCCCCCAGGCGTAGATAATGCGGTTTTTGCACATTTACCTGATGCGTACAGCACTTCAATTATTGATGGCGTGGTAAATTACAGGCTTGTTCTAACTGAAGCAATGGCTAATGACCTGGATGCCCCCATAACTGAGTTTGGTCTTTTCAGTCGAGATGCTGAAGGCAATATCAGAGGAGATCAATCTGTTTTGGTGGCTTACAAGAATTTTCCTGAGAATGAAGGTGTCACCAAAACCTCGGACTTTTCCCTTGTGATTGATTGGCAGCTAAAGTTTGTTGATGAGCCCACTGAAACAAACCCATTGCCTGGAGATCGTAGTAATGTCGTTATAATTATGATGGATGACGTTGGGATTGATCAGTTAGGTGTTTATGATGAACTTAACCCATATGACCTAGCAAACACTAATTTTGCAGACGCAAGTCCATTTCCTCCATTAGACAACGCGCAAGGCTCATCTGTTTATCCATACACTCCCGCTCTAAGTGCGATTGCAGCATCTGGGGTCAAATTCGTTAATTTTAGAGCACAGCCTATGTGTAGCCCCACCCGTGCCGCACTACTAACTGGTAAATACAATTTTGGATCAAGAGACTATTTAGACACAGGTGACGGGTTTTGGGGACCAGGATTTGGAATGGTGGCAGATGCATCACTTGTGCGGACACGGGGTGGCCTCAAAGGATTAAACTCTGAGTACCCTTTTTTACAAAATGATGGGGAGTATAGGCTTTTATCGGAGGCTGTTGCTGATGTTAATGGGGCCGATAACACCATAGCAAAACAAAAAGTTTTCGCTGAATACATGCATGACCCAGGAATGCTGTATCAGGCGGCAATGTTTGGAAAATGGCATTTAGCATTTTCAGATGAAAAAGTAATTTATTGTGAAGATGCAAATTCAGGTGATGTTATCAAAGGTGATGGTTGGGCGCATATAAAAGATGTAGGGAAGTGGGATTACTATGCAGCCACGTTCTCAAACTTAAATGGTAATGTTGTGCCTGGTTTTAAATATTTAACTGGATCTTGGAAAGATAGCGAGGGATGGCCTCATTTTCTTGGTAGCGCAGCGAGTTCAACAGATGGAAAGCAAATGGGCTATGTTAACTTTTTTGCTAATATTAATGGGGATCTTGTAACAGTTTCTGATGCTGGTTATACGACTTTTAAACAGGCTGCTTCGGGCATGAACCCCCAAGAGGGAGACCCTTCTAGCTTCACCACAAACTATATTTTTTCAGCCGCAAGTGCTTATTTCAACACAGCTACTGAGCCCTTCTTTATGTATATCTCGCCTAATATGCCACACACACCATATACACAGCCTCATTCAGAGGGCGTTTATACTAAGCACTATAAAGAAAATAATCGCTTAAAAGTTTTGTATAGAAATTCACAATCACATGTTGATATGGAGCCAGGAGGCGAAGCAGCGGTTTCTGCAACCTGGGAATCGACGAACGCTATGCTTGAGAATTTTGATTATGTTCTTAGCGCGTTCTTAGACGGGTTGAATGAGAATAAAAAGCAGAATACTATATTCATAATTACTTCAGATAATGGATCTGTCGTGACTGATATGAATAGAAGAGGCGCATTCTGTTCTTCTATAGGTTTAGGCTCATTAGCAGGGAGTGTTGCTCCTTTTAACTCAGGAGGATCAGCAGGTTTCGGAGCAACATACGACAAAATGCTTAATCTAGGTGCATACGGCTCAGCCTTAGACCCTCCTCAGTTTAGGCGAGGCGGAGAAAACGATTCCCCTAACGGATTCAAGGCATCCTTGTATGATCGAGGTATGTTAGTACCAATGATCGTTAGTGGGGGCAGTAATACGAGCTTGTCTGGGGGACCTCCAGAGTCCTATCAAGGTAGAACTACAAGTGCGTTAGCTGACATAACTGACATACTGGCAACGGTTGTTGATATTGGTGGAGGTGATTTAGGCTCAGTTCCTTCAGATTCAATTTCTTTTTATGATATTCTTAAAGGAACGACAAACGCATCTTCTCACGCGAGGCAATACTCGTTCGGTGAAATATATTTTCCAATAGGTAATAGCACGGGAAATACAGGCAACTATGGTACTGAGACAGGATTAGTGGGTGCTTGCTTGCCATCAGAGCCTCCTGCTGGAGATGCGGCCACGACTTTGCGACAAGGAGATCCTACAGTTCCTAGGACGAGGAGGTCAGCGTTAACTATAAGGTTTGAAAAAGATGATTTTGTAGGCTTTATCCCACCTGCTTTAGTGCCTACTTTAAACTATTGTGTGCAGTTAGGTATTGTAGAAGACACTACTGATATATCTTGGAGCACTAGGGAGGAAATACCCGAAGCCAGTGCTGGAGTTTGGAAGATTATTCGCCCAGGGTCAGGTAGAATCAATCTCCCTGGTGGCTACTCTGGCAATGTTGGAGAGGGTGAAACTTTAGGTAAAGGTAGATGGTATGAGGAGCTATACCATTTACAGAAGCAAGATTTCACGGGAGCAGACCTCTATGAATTACACGATTTAATTCCTGAGGAATATAAAGGAACAGGAGCTAACGGGATTGTAAAAAACTTAATCGTCTCTGCCGTAAGTTCCATTGGAGGATCGGGCGAACTAAATAATACTAATGAGTACTGGAATCTCTCCAGAATCTTTGAGGCTTGCCATAGTTCCATGGCGCAGTTTTTGAGTAAGAGATGGGATCCAGCCAAAACTCTTAATGAGATTATTTTACAAGCTCCTGACTTATTAGGAGAGCCGGGAGAGGGAAGTGAATCAAAATCTGGAAAGGGAGACAGTAAGAAAAAATACTAATGGATAAATTTCAACCAAAAGGGCATCTAGAAGTTATCAAAATTTATGACGATGGTAGCGAAGAAACTCACTTTACTGAAAGTAATGTAATTACTTCTGGTATGGGAGTGGGCTTGGCTCATTTGTACGCAGGTTCGGGCGGTAACAAAATTTATGATTTTCAAGTTCTAAATTTTCAGGTCGGAACGGGTGGTGATACTGGGGATTATGGAGCATCTTCCTATAAGCTAACCACTCCTTTGACAGAGGCAAACTACTTAAGTACGGGAAGTGAAGTTTTAATAGAAAATATGAAACCTATTCAGAATGGATCTGTTAAAGGCCAGCAAGAAACTTTTGTTAGAGTGCCATTCTCAAATATACAAAAAGTTACGCCTCATTCCGTCAGATTTACTCTCCTGCTAGATAGAAATACAGCAAATGGACTAGCAAATAACCTTGATGAAGTTGGATTGTTCATGCGTAATCCGAGAGGACTAAATACTCCTAGTCCTATACTGGTCGCTTATAGACCTTTTACTAGTTTAAAAAAGACTAGCACGTTTTCACTTTTATTTAAGTGGACTTTAACTTTTTAAAATATGCCTTTTTACCCAAACGACATTTACGCAACTAGCGCAGGAACAGAAATATTTAATTATTTTAATCCTTTTGTTACAAAGTTTGATGCTGAATCATTCTATAACTTTGAACAAGATAATCAACCTTTGTATGATTTAGAGGAACGTACATTTGGTTTATGGGAAAAGGCAACAGGATACGCTACCTCCTCTTTGAATGGTATGCCTCTCGTTGTTTCTGGAAGCACTTTCACTGGTAATAGAAATGTTTTCACAAACTTACAAGATGCTATTAATTCGCTTCCTAATGTTATCCGAACTCCTACTTTGGTTGAAGTTGCAACTTCAGGTTACTTAGGTGGTTTGGAGTTAAAAAATATAAAAATTGTTGAAGACGGAGTTTTAGAGATTATCAACAGAGGCTGTGCAAAAATATACTCTGGAAAGGGGGGGATTGTGTCAACTTCGTCAGTCGGCCTTGGGACCGCTGGTGACTTAGCTAATGAAACATACATTACGTCGATTTCTTCAGTTGATTTAAGTGCAACGATTACAAATACGTCTGCAATGGGGGCCATGGACCGTCGTGGTTATCTGGTTGGTGGTGTAAATTGTTCAGGTATATTTGATTCTATTTTTAATAGGACCTTTGTTCAGGTAATTAATATGGCTCAAGGAGGGCGAAGGACTGGTAGGCTTAGCTTAGGTTTTGTGGATCCACTGAATCTAGCTACTGGGCCACTTGTCTCTGGCACAGGGGCATTCGCATTTAATGTAGCAAACTACGAGTTAAATGCTTTTGGACTTACTGGTAATGTGACTGATAAGACTCCAGGTTCATCAGATGTGTCCGCAGTTCGCGGTGATACTCAAGCTAGACTTAGTAGAACCACAACTGAAGGTGAATTTAATGATACCACTGTTGCAGGTTTAACATACGCTAATGCAGTATCTTCTATCACTGTTGAAAACTGCAATGGTCCTTTGTATATTCGCGGCTTCTGTGTTGACGGGGTTAAAGGGTCTACAGATCTATATTTAAATAGCACTTATAAAAATCCAGTAGGCATAAGCGTTGTGAACTCTAACCCTGTGATTGAGAACTGTTCAGTGATGCGATGCACTGAAACGGGCGCTAAATTTGTTGATTCCGATGTTACTTTAGCTAGAGGATTCTTTGCAAATAGGAATTACTTGGTTAACGACTCAGGAAACGGTCGATCCTCTACTGAGACTGTGGGGCTACACGCAATAAATAGTAATGTTAACCTTGAGATTAACGCTCTCTACGCTTCAGGTAGTGACTATTTGTTTAATACGCAGAATCATACTTATGGTGCTATTTTTGAAAACAGCACTATTAGAGGGGGTCAGGGTAGGCCACAGCCAACTGAGAATGATGCCTGCATTTCCTTTGGTTACAATGAGGTAGGTTTTAAGGCAATTAATTCTACGATTGCTCTTAGTGGAAACTTAGACGTTTATAATAACCATATGGGTATGAAGTTAATTAATACTCATTTATCAACAGATAGGCTTACTGTTGAAAACCAAACTTTTAATGGGATTGACGCAGAAAATTCAGTCATTAACTACAATAACAGCCACACTAGAAAAGATTATCGGACTGACGCGGACGGGAAAAGAATAACACAGACTGAGTTCTTGTACAACGGATCACACCTTAACCTGCATAGTGGAAGTAGATTTACCTACTTCAAAGACTCAACCACTTCAGCAACGCCTGTTAATATTCACTCTAAGTTTGGTGGTTTACGATTTGCTGATAACCATGGTGTCTCTAGTGTACCAGGGATTAAATTAAGCAACTCTAAAGCAGATTTATTACACCCTAGAATTATCGCTAGTAGCACCCAAATTCAAACGCTTAGAATGGATGTTAAAGGTGCAGCCGTACAAGCAGAGAACTCTTCTGAGGTAACTTTCCTAGGAACTCAAAATGGTGCCACGCTTATCGAAGGTAATCCCGCAATTAACACGGGAGGTAGGCGAGTTGCAGGTGTATACGCTGGTGATAACTCAAAGGTCAGTTTTAGAGGACCTACGGCGATTGTTCAGTTCGGAACGAATGTTCTAGCCAATAGAAACTCAGTTATGGAATTTGTTCCACACAGAAATGCACACGGTAGACTTGATATCGAGGGTTTCAACTTAACAAATACTAGAAACCATACCTGTGTTGAACTACACTCAATAAACAAAGCATGTCTAGCAGCTAACAATAGCTCCAATATTGTGATGGAAGATTTAGGTAGTGTTCAAGCATTATACCTTAGTGCAGGTAGTACTGATTACACTCAAGCAGTCATCGCTAACTGCGTAAGCGCAGGCTCAATCCAGTTTTACCCAAATCCAGCTTTAGGCTCATATGCAAACTCTACAGATGATGTTAGTCTTCCAGATGACTCTATTTCCGATGACATTTTTACTGCATCCACTATCACAGGGTCTAACTTTTATTCAAGCCCTACGAATTACAACTATAAGCTGAATGATTATCATGGTCATGACGCTTCCAACATAATTAACAACACTGTCTCTAGAGGAGGTATGTGTTTGCAAGCTTTTGGGAATAGTATTGTTAATGTTAACAATGTTCATTTTCCTACAGGCTGGGCAAACGCTGAGGGAACTTTTTATGATACTAGTGCTACCGCTGATAGGTGTAATCAATTAAGAATGTGGCTCTTTGGTCACGGTTCAAAACTCTATGCCTCACATATCGCTTTGAGCGGTACTGCCCCATCTGCGCTTGATCATCCAAATACCTCGCAACCTGTATATTATGGACCAAGATCCGTATATCTGAGTGGCTTATCAAATAACGACGAATATGGAGCAGGAACTGTCATTGATGTTGAGGGTGATTCAGCCAGAGTAGCTTACAATGCTTTATCCTCTACACCTAACACAAGCTCATTAAGTGTTCTCGATTCCTACGGTTTAGGAGTTCAGATATCAGGAACCTTCGGTATAGGCCGCTCTGGTGGGGGCGTAGACGCCATAACTTCCGCACTCAATGATGTTGCGGCAAACCGAAAAGATGTTTATGGGTATCTGGTGGCTCAAAACCGAGGACCATTCAGGCTATTCTTCGCCCCCAACCCTGCCATGCGTTTTGTTGGCTACGCTTCTGGAGCGATTAGCACCTTCACTGGACACCCACAACACACTCAAGCCGAGCAACGAGGAACATGGGCCACAAGAGATACTAGGCCCATGCAGCATATAGCGCAAGGGTATAACCTATCTGGCCCTGTGGGCGTTCCAGACGGTATCCTTGCTCAGGAGGGCGGTATGGAGCCAAGTTCAATGCACAATATATTAATAAACACTTTCATTGGGGCAAATGATTTTGGTGCTGAAAAAGCGGGAGGTGTTCCCTTCGCGGCTGCCTCTGGATATTACTATCCCTCTGGAATGTTACCAGCAGAAGGTATAGTTGCTTATATAGATCAAAGTGCTGCTGATGTTTTTGCTAACGCAAAGCACTGCGCTAGGTCCCCGCTTTCAGGGGGTATGGATCCTTTAGTATCAATATACAGATCAACGCTAGATTCAGGTGGGGTAGGTGCAGCAGGTACAGCAGGCACATCAAGGGGAGTAGGAATTAGATCCCTTAACATAATTGATAATAGGAGAGATGTTTAAATGTCATACGGCAATGGAAATGGCGGCGGAGTAAGCCCAGGAGCAGGGGGAGCAGGCGCAGGCGCAGGCGCTGGTGGTGGACCTGAGAGTAGTCCAAATATTTTAAACTTAGGTAATGCAACAGCAGATGCTGATTTGTCCTTTGTTGAAACATCTTACACGTTTACTGACCCACCGAGGTATTTTAAAGCAAATGATCCCTACTACTTTGAGGTTGATAATATACCATTAAAGCAATTACATGAAAACTGTTTATGGTTAAGAGACCAAATAGCGGGAAAAGATTTAACTGTTACTGGAGTATCAACTCGAAAAATCACTGATCTTCAACCCTGGGTAAATAACTCAGATAGAGTTATTCACGTTCGTCCTGGCAAGTTTACTGGAAGGGTTAATGATGCCTATGGTGCTCAAGATTGGGCAAAAGCTTTAGCTGATCAGGACCCACTGGTTGATATAGCTAGAAAACCTATATTTAAAAATGCTTCTACTCAATTAGAGGACTCTGTTTATCAGACTTTAGTTGGGGCCACTGTCACAAACTTACTTTACAATAATGGTCTTTATGAAAATTATCATCATCATGCGGCCAGTATAACAGTTTCCCCTCCTGCTGATAGCTCGCCAAGCCCAACCTCAATAACAGTTTCAACTAATTTAAATCCTACTTTCTTTAGTAGTACCCCTCTAAAGTTTTCAGATCTACCTAAGATAAAAACTGCTGTTTGGCAACAAGTTAGTGATACATCTAGAAACGTCCCATACAAACCTGATTTACAACAACTATCAGTTGATTTTTGTAGACGGTGGAAGGGTGTTTTTAGAACCTCCGTTATTAATGTGCCTAGTGAGCTTAGCATTAATATTCCAGCGTTTGATCCTGATGATTATTTAAACAATACTGTTGAGGGATCTTATGAGCCTCAAGTTAGAATTGATTTAGTTTTCTTATATACGCACCCAATTGATTCAACAGAGAGTAATTTAATACGCTCAGGTGCTGGTGATGCTCCTACAAAAATAACGACTCCTGTGTTAGGTGTAGTTAAAGGTGCAGGCTCAATTTTAACGCCTGCGAGTTCAGATGGATCATCTCCCCTCTCTATCAATTCCGACCCCTCTCTGATTGGGAGCCCCGAGTGGTCACAACAAAGAGCTAGTTTAACGAAGTTTTACAAGACTCAGCAAGGTCTTTCTGATGTTGCTGATATGAGCATAACTTCTCCAATATCAGATCAAGTCGCAGGAGATGGCCCTTTCCCTGGCAAGAATACGGGGAGGAGTTTTCCCTCGCCTGATGATTTACTAAATTTAGCCCCTATTATTTCTCAAGACGCTACCTCAGAAAGTTTGGCTACTCTAGGTCAGTCAGTGCTACCCTTGTGCTATGTCATTGTAAAGAAAAATGTCACTGTTATTAGAGAAGAAGATATAATCGACATTAGACCTTTCTTGAGGACCGCTGAATTAACTTACAATGAAAGAGCGGGTGTTGCTGCTGCAAACCCTCCCTTATCTTTAGCTAACCCTGCTACTGGTAAGGCTGAGTTATATACTGCTATTGAAAGCGTTAGAGATTACTTAATTGAATACTTATCTGAAAGCATAGTAACTCAATCAATAACGTCAGAAAAAACAAAACTTTTATCGGAGGCTGGGATAGTTAATTCAGGTGCTCCCATCCTTTGGGGCACCGCTGCTAATAATAAGCAGTGGGATCTCGGAACTTACGTTGATGAGGAGCATTTAGGAAAAGTAAAGTATTTTCTTTTTCGTCTAGAAGCTAGAAGAAGTGATTTAGCGGATCAAACGAGTTTGTATTTCACAAACGGAACAGGAATAAATGATGTTAGACTTGTTGGAAAATTTGAAGGCACTGGAGATGCTGCAAATACTGTAATGCCTCATAGCTTTATTTGGCCTGGAACTCAAGATGGAACAAATTATACTTTATCGACCTATGCGAACTTTTCGTTTTTCGGCTCTGGCGGAGATCCTCAATTTCAATGGACTCTATATGTTGATGGTTATGTTTTTGAGGACTCAGTTACCATCACCACTTCGACTGGAAGCTAGAAGAAATCACTATAACCTGGAGGAGCTTTAACCTATGGACTTGACTCAATGCGGTCGGGCTGGTAAAAATACATACCCTGATGATGACGGAGGTGGTGGCACTACTCAGGGTGGGCCTATTGTAATAATTAATGAGAAAATAGACCCACTTCCTGGATTAGATGGCGTCCCCATTCCTGAGAATGGTGAAGGTGGAGGAGGTCCACCTAAACCTGGAACGCCTGTTATAATTCTTCCAAACAATTGTTTCCCAGTTCCAGATGATCCGCCCTATACTACTGAAATAGTTATTAAAGTTGATCCAGTACCGATTATTAATAGTAGAACTACAACGGAATTTATTGATGATGACGGTCAGGTTGTTACTGAAATTGATTTAGACTTCACGGGGCCATTGATTGATGAGGCGGAGACTCAAGGTATTACGGGGTTTGGTGCGACACTGCTTAATCTAGACTCAGAAACTTTTGATCAGCCTACAGATCTTAGACCCACACTTAGAATTACTCTACCTACCAGTGATGAGGCTTTAGCTTTCTATGCTAATAATGAAAGTTTATTAAACCAGCTTCGTATTAGTGCCTCAACAAATTTACTGTATAGTGTTGTTTTCGGTGATGGTAGTGAAAGTATTGCTTGGACTAGATTCGCCATTAACTTCACTGTAGGTGTTAGTGTTCAGATTGAAGATGTAGGGGATCCAATTGAGCCTGATATTCAGTTTCCAATTGATGACGCTTTAGAAATTGTATATGATGTTCCAGAGGACGATCAGATTGTTACTGAAATTAACCCTACAACTTGGGATTTTAATGATTACACTTTAGACGAGGTAACAATAAATGTTCCAAATGCTTTAACTAATGCAGGTTATGAGCAGACTAATGTGTCCATGAATGAAGGAACTGGAACCATCCGCGCTGTTTCCACTCCATTAACCCTGCCAGAGGTCAATGAGTCGGGTGGTGTATTAAAAATAACAGTTAGACTTTATTTCTTACCTAATGCTCCCTTCTCGGGTGAACAGATAGAAGTGCCTTTTCAGATAAATCTAAATGTATATGACGGCACGATCACTGAGGGTCCTCCTCAGTACGATCAAGTATCACCAAAACCCATAATTACAAATTCACCAACTCCAGAGCCTCGAACTTTAACGCCCACCTTTTGGCCCGAAGGAGCAACCATTGATTTTATAAATATTTATTCGTTTGGTGAAGAAAGGCCAGAGCCTTTAGACAGCGTACAGTACGGTGATCCTCCTACAGCTTATCAGTGGGTTGGATTTGGTGGAACTGATATTACACATGATGACTCTACAGGAGAAATCACCTTCAATTCAATTACAACTGATTTCAATGCAGGAGCTTTACCTTACCAAGTCCAAGTTATTGTCACCCATGAGGAAACTGAATACATATTTGTCTTTAACATCGTCATCTCTACACAATCTAGTGAGGGTGGACCTATAGGAGGGGGTGGCGGCGGAGGTAATGGTAACGGGGGGCCTGTTGAAGCATTTACTACGCTGTCTAGCCCCGCATTTGGGGCAAAAATTAGCGTTCCTTCAAGGCTCTTTACAGATCAATTAAATTTAACCACTAATCGCCCCAGGGTTCCAGCACCTAGCTTTAAGTTTCCTAGAAACTTTGTTTCTGTTTTTGAAAGGCCTTTGTCTTCAGAGCAGCAGATTAAGAAAAGAAGGGTAACTGATTATGTAAATGGAGTGACCTCTGACTCATTTACTTTCGTTAGTTCGAAAACTTTTACCGATTCAATTTTGGTTAATATTGTTCCGCCTAGTGATTTTTCAGTTACCTCAGTCAGCCCAAGGAACATAGTATTATCAAATAATGTAGATGAAACCGTTCGAGGTATTTTAAACATAAACTCAAAGCAAACCGAAATTAACGATTATGTCTATAATGCTCTAACCACGGATAAAATATTTTCAAGTTTAAGGCCTGAGGTTAAAGATATTTTAGAAAATAGTTTAGACGTAAATGGTCAGCCTATAAAAAATAAGGTAACGAGTATTTTCAAAAATAGTCTAGTTAAAAACCAGATTACTAA